CGCGCGCGAGCCGGTGCAACACGTCACAGGCCACGTCCGCGCGAGCAAGGGCGTCGGCAGATTCGGCGCACCGATTATCACGCGCAAGATGAGCACGGTGGCCAAGAATTTGAAAGGACATGAGATCGGGACGTGGGAGGCAAAGGATCGCATCTACGAACGCCTGCGCGTTACGGAGCCGGGCGCGACGGCGATGCACTTCAACCAGCGATTTTCCGAAGAATACTTTCAGCAACTCACGGTGGAAAAAGTCGTCATCACGTTTGACGGCGGGCAGGAGATCCGAAAATACGAGAACGAAAAGAACGCGCGCAACGAAGCCCTCGACATCGAGGTTGGCTGCCTCGCGGCGCTACGGCTGCACCCGCGCAACTGGGACGCGTTGGAGCAGGCCATTGCTGACGACGCCGAAGCCCTGCGCACGCCTAACGCGAAACCGAAGCCGGAAATTGACTACGCCATTTTTCAGGCTACGCAGACGCGGGGAAGCTGGCTGTGAAAAGAAATTAAAAATAATCCTTGCGTGCGGAAACGCTTTAGAGAATACTGCCAGCACATGAGCACTCAATTTCAAACGGTGCCGCCCTCAGTTTTGCGCTTGCAACCACGGCGCGGTGCGACTATACGCAGCGGCACCAATGGCGCTCCCGCTTCTCACTATATTCCCGCAGTCAATCACGTCGGGAGACACGACGCGCCTGCAACTCAGCCTGCCGGAATGCCCGGCCTCGACCTACACGGCGACGCTCATCCTGAACCAGCCGGGGCAGGCGGCGGTGACGTGTGCTGGCACGGCGAGCGGAGACAACTTCCTTTTCACAATCACCGCCGCGCAATCCAGCGCGATGGCGGTCGGCGCTTGGACGTGGCAGGCTCGCGCAACTCAGACATCCAGTGGCGACGTGACAACCGCCGCCGCTGGCGACTTCATCGTGCTGGCAAATCCCGCCAGCACGCTCACCAAGTCAAACGCACAGCAGCAACTCGACGCGGCAAACGCGGCGCTCCTGTTGCTGGCAGGCAACCCCGACGCGGCGACGAACTTCAATGGGCAGAGCATCACCAGCGTTGACATCCCGAAGATGATTGCCGTCGTGCGCAACCTCAAGGCGCTTGTCGCAGAGGAAAAAAACGAAGCATCAGGTCTGCGCGGCGACGCAAAAACTCGAAGCATTAGACCGTATTTTGTATGAAAAAGTTTGTATTTATCGGCCCGGACAGGAGCGAAAAACTAGCCCGTCTGCGCGCCAAATTTCCTTGCGCTAAAATCGAAGTCAGTGAAGGGCATGGAATTATTTTTGCGGAGGTATCGGCATGAACTGGAAATTCTGGCAATCCACAAAAAGCGCAGCGCCGGAAACGGCGACGGTGCGGAATGACTACACGCAACTGATTACTCAGTTGAAAAAGCTGTCACCTGACTGGCAGGTGAACCGCATCGGAGTTGACGCGGAGATTTACAGGAACCATTGGGAACTGAGGGCATACAGCCGCAACCTCGCGCGCGAAAATCCCTACGTCATCGGCTACTTCCAAGACCTCTGCGCGAACGTCATCGGGCCGAACGGCTACACGATCCGCATGATGATTAAGGAGGAGGAGGATCGCGTGATTCACACGCCGATGGAAAAGGCAATCCTGCGCGCGGAGACGGAACGGCGAGCGCAGATTGCAGCTTACATCGAGCGGACGACCGGCAAAAAACCAGCCGCGAAAAAACTGTTTCGCGAAGTCAAAGGCAAGGCCACGATACAGGTCGGAGAAATGGACGTGTTCGCCTGCCAGCTCATCGAGCGGAAATTTCGCGAATGGCAGTTGCGCGAAAATTGCACCGTTACTGGACGACTCAGCTACAACGAAAGCCGTCAGCTTCGCCTGAAATCCGCCGCGCGCGACGGCGAGCATTTCATCCGGCTCGTCCGCGATGCGCGCTATCAGCCATTCGGCTTCAAGATTCAGCACATCAACGCCGAGTGGTGCAGCTACTACTTCACCGGCAAATGCGCGGCGACTGGCAACCCGGTGCGGTTCGGCATCGAGTATGACGACAGCGGCGCGGCACCCGTGCCAGTGGCGTATCACTTCGTCAAGGCGACCGCGAGCCAATGGGGAGGCTACGCGCCCATGCCGTTCATGCAGGGCGGCGAGGAAAACTGCACGCGCATTCCAGCCGAGGACATCATTCACTACGCCAAGTTTGACGACGACGCGGACGTGACGCGGCCCGTGCCGTGGACGACGCCGATCATGAGCAACGCGCGCCAGCTTGCGAAATGGATGGAAGCGGCGGTTGTCGCCGCTCGCGTAGGCGCGTGCTCCAATGTCTTTTTCGAGACGGATTTGATCGGGCCGGATGGAACTACGGCAGCGGGAGCAGATCCCGATATCATGAAAAAGCTCTCGATGGAAATGAATCCCGGAGGAATGCACGGCCTGCCTCCCGGTGTGCGCGCGAAAGAGTTCAACCCGAACAATCCGAATCCGGCGACGGGCAGCTTCCGCAATGAGAGCTTGCGCGAAATGTGCGCGGGACTTCCAGCAGCGCAATTCTCGACGCTCGGCCAGAACTATTCCGAGATCAATTTCAGCGCGGGCCGACTTGAAAGACTGAGCATCACCGCGCAATGGATGATGCTGCAAGAATGGGACATCTCCACAGCGGAGCGGCGCATATTTTCCGAGTGGCTAAAAATGGCGCTTATCATGGGCGCGGTGCCGCTGCCTGTTGCGAAGTTCCGCAAGTTCAACGCGGTCAAGTTCACCGGCAGACGATGGGCAGGTGTGGACGCTGTAAAAGAAGGCGTCGCAAAAGCGCAAGACCTCGCCAACAAATTCACCAGCCTGCAAGCCATCCACGATGAGCAAGGCACCGACCTCGAGCAGACGTTGACCGAGATCGCAGAGAGCAACATGCTGATGGAGAAATTCGGCATCGAGACGGCGACCACCAAGGGGCCGATGACTCCACCGGACAAAGACGAGCCGGATGACGACGACGACGACGAACCACCCAAGAAAAAAGAAGCATGAAAAAGAACTGGTATTCCATCACCGCTAAATCTGACTCCGAATGCGTAGTTGATATTTTCGACGAGATCGGAATGTGGGGAATTTCCGCAAAGGAATTTGCCGAGCAACTGCGCGCCGTTGGCAAAGTGAAAAACCTCACGCTTAACCTCGACAGTCCCGGCGGAGACTGCAATGACGGCCTCACGATTTACGATGCAATTAAAGCCAGCGGCGCGAGCGTCACGGTGAACATCATCGGCCTCGCGGCAAGCATGGCCAGCGTCATCATGCTCGCAGCCGACGCGGGCAAGATTCGCATTTACGAAAATGCGCGCGTGATGATTCACCGCGTCACTGGCGGAGCGCACGGCAACACCGACGACCTCGCCGCCGCAGCGCAACTCACAAAGCAATTCGAGGATCGCATCGTATCGCTTTACGTCGCGCGCACCGGCAAGGACGAAGCCGAGATACGCGACATGATGAAGGCTCAGCTTGGCACTTGGTTTTTCGGGCAAGAGGCAGTTGACGCAGGCTTCGCGGATAGCGTTATCAGCGGCGTCAAAGCCAAGGCATTCAAAGCGCAATGGGCGGGACTGTTCACAATGCTCCCGGCTGCTCTTTTCAAAGACGGCGAAAAAGCTATTGACACCGCCGCGCAATCTGTTATAACCGCGCAAATGGAACCTTCCACGCCCACACCCGTTGTTGCCGAGCCAGTCGCGCCGGTAGTCACCCCGCCCGCAACTCCGACTCCCGCGACCGTGGAAGTGCCGCCAGATGTTCCGGCTATCTCCGCGAAAGCCGCAGCCGACGCAATCACCGCCGAGCGCGCACGCATCGCGGAAATCAAAGCGTGGTCAAAGTCGGTGGAGGCTGTGCAGAAAGTCAGCTTGACCGACGCCGTGGATACTTTCATCGCAAATGGCAAGAACCTCGCCGAGTTCAAGGAGCACGTCATCCTGAATACGTTCAAAGCCGCGACCGTCGCGACATCCACGGACGCGCAGGGAGCCGCAGGCAACACGATGAAGCGCGCCGACTTCGACAAGCTCTCGCCGTTCAACAAAGCCGACTTTTGTAAAAAGGGCGGGAAGATCACCGACTAACCAACCGCAGAAACCTCACTTCGTAACCGCACAAATATATGGCCGCACCCACCAACAACAACACACTCACCGACCTGATTCCCGATGCCTACGCCGCACTTGACGTGGTGAGCCGGGAGTTGACCGGTTTCATCCCGACCGTTGCCCGCGATTCCCGCGCAGACATGGTTGCAGTCGGGCAAACGCTCCGCTCCATCGTCGCACCTGTGAACGCCTCCGGCGCTGACATCGTTCCTGCGATGGCGGTTCCGTCCGCGCTCAATCAGACCATCGGCAACAAGTCGCTCACGATCACAAAAGCCCGCTCGTTCGGCTTTAGCTGGAGCGGCGAGGACATCATGGCGGTGGACAAGGGGCCGGGCTACCTGACCATCCAGCAGGATCAGATCGCGCAGGCTATCCGCGCTGCGGTCAATGAAGTCGAGGCCGACATCGCTGCCGCCGCTTCCGCTGGCGCGAGCCGCGCTTACGGCGCGACCGCCGACACCGCTCCGGTCATTGGCGACTTCAGCAACGCCAAGAAAATCCTCGACGACAACGGCGCTCCCGGCTCTGACCGTCACTGCGTGCTCAATACTGCGTCCGGCGTGGCCGTGCGCGGATTCTCGAATCTCTACAAGGTCAACGAAGGCGGAGACACCACGCTGCTTCGCCAGGGTCTCCTTGGCGACCTCTACGGGTTCAGCCTCCGCGAATCCGCGCAGGTCGTTCGCCCCACCAAGGGAACCGGCGCGAGCTACCTCGTCAACAACGGCGCGGGCTACGCGATCGGAGATACCGCCATCACGCTGGACACAGGCAGCGGCACCATCCTCGCGGGCGACATCGTTACCTTCGCGGGCGACACCAACAAGTATGTTGTCGCGTCCGCGCTTGCCGCAAATGTCGTCACCCTCGCAGCCCCAGGCCTGCGGCAGACGCTCGCGGACAATACAGCCGTCACTGTATTCGGCACGAGCGCACGCAACTGCGCATTCAGCCGCAACGCCATCGTGCTTGCCACACGCCTTCCGGCTATCCCGGCGCAAGGTGACATGGCGCTCGATCGCCAAGTCATCACTGACCCGCGCACTGGACTCAGCTTCGAGATTGCGATGTATCCCGGCTATCGCATGAACACCTACCACGTCTCGATCGCATGGGGCGTCACGGTGTTCAAGCCGGAGCACCTCGCGATTATCATCGGCGGAGTCTAAGCAGATTGCTTGTTCATCTTAGCGCCCGGTCTGTTCACTCGGGCCGGGCGCTTTGCTTTCTAAAATGTCACGCACCACAGACGCACACGACCGGCTAGTGACATCGCAGGCGCGATGGACGGGATTATCGTGCGTCGCGACCATTGGAACGATGAGCGCGATCCCGTGCGTCGTCGGCATGAACGCATTCGGCGACGTGCTTTTGCCGGGTGGAGGCGGCGAATCGGGATCGCAGTTGCTCGCCATCAAAAAGAGCCTGCTCACGGACTACGCCGACACGGTGAAATTCCCGAATGGCGAGCCGCCGAAATTCACGCCAGTCACGGTGCGCGGGCAAGATCACGTCATCCTCGACGTGGACGAGCGCGACGGCATTTTCTACATCACGGTTGGCGATCCGACCACCTCTGAATAATGCAACAGACCATCGGCAACAAGATCGAAGCGTGGGCAATTCAGGCACTGCGCGCGGCTGCAACGCTGCCGTTCGACCTGCAAATTGAGGCGTTCAACAGCAGCGCGGAGGCAGCAATGGAGCGGATCGTGGTGAAGGCCGAGGTGGGCGAGAAAATGCTGGAAGGGCAGAAGCCATACGCTGCGCAACTCGACGTGTCATTCCACACCGTCAACCGCGACGCAGAAGAGGCCAACGACGTGTTTGCCAAGGTGGAGGCTTCGCTTGTCTCGCCAACGGGGAGTGCATACGTCACGGCCAACTTCACATGGCTGCTTGTAATGACCGAGGCCGCGAGGACGGCGCTGGAAACGCGCGGCAATTTTCGAGTGTTCACCCGCACAATTCCCTTGCAAGTCGCAACCGTTTGACGTAGAAGCAAACCACTATGGCGCTATCTTCACAGCAGGAAAACCAACTCCGCGAAATGGCCGCAGGATTGCGCACTTCCATCGCCGCGCTGGAGGCGCTGAAAGACAACGTGGATCGCAGCGCGACTATCGCCGACGAAAAACAGCAACTCGCCTCGCTGGAAAAACAGCTTTCCAAACCCGCACCCGCAACACCCACCAAATCCTAATCATGGCCGTTCAACTCGTATCCTTCACCAACGGAGTCTGGGGCATCGCAAGCGAAGAGCTTGGCA